GAGAGAGAAGTATTAATTTTAGAAAACAAATAGACAGTGACTACAAATCACATAGAAAAAATATTAGGAAACCTGTTTGTTATAAAGCATTAAGAGATTGGGTTATAAAAACATACCCACATAAAGTTCTTAAAAACTTAGAAGCTGATGATACTATAGGTATATTAGCTACAGGTGAGTACAAAAATAAATCTGTAATTATATCAGGTGATAAAGATATGCGAACTATACCTGCATATCATTGTTCAATATTAGATAATCAAATTGAAAAAGTTGATGAACAATTAGCAGATTATAATTTTTGCACACAAGTTTTAGTAGGAGACCAAACTGATGGATATAAAGGTTGTGTTGGTGTTGGTCATGTAAAAGCCAGTAGATTACTAGATGCTAAGAAAAAATTAGTAGAAAACTGGGAAGCAGTCATAAAAGAATATCAACGTAATAAATATACAGTTGATGATGCTTACCACCAAAGCAGACTAGCAAGAATACTAAGAGATGGTGAATACAATCTTAAAACAAATAAACCTAAACTATGGAGTTATCAGTATGCTAAGTACAGAGATACTAGACAAAGTAAAAAAGCTAGTTAGTTCAGATAGAGCAAAGCAGAATGGAGACATAGTAGAAAACCATGAAAACATAGGTAGACTATGGAGTGGTTATCTACAAAACAAAACTAAGTTAAATATAAATATATTGCCTGAAGATGTGGCAAATCTAATGGTCTTATTAAAGATTGCTAGAAGTCAAGGTGGTGCATTTAATATTGATGATTTTGTTGATATGACTGGCTATTCAGCTATCGCAGGACAGATTACTAGTAAGAGACATGAATTAAGTACCACTTTAGGAGTATCTAATGATAAAAAAGCCAAGAATAAGTGAAGAAGTCATTAAATACCTAGACGAATTATTCCCTGATAAGTGTCCAAATCTTGAAGATAATGAAAAACAAGTTTGGTTTAAATCTGGTCAGAGAAGTGTCGTCAATCATCTAATCAAAGAAAAACAAGTTCAAGAGGAGAAATAAATATGTGCATAGCACCAAGAAAACCTGCACCACCACCTGCACCTGAACCTTTACCACCACCTACGCCTACAGTGTCTAATGCTACTACAAAGCAAAAGTCACCAACTGAAGCGAGTACAGATGCGAGTAGAGATACTACTGTAGCTTCAAACTACAGCAGAAAAAGAATGGGCAGAGGTTCGTTAAGAATACCTTTATCTGGTGGAAGTGGTTTAAACTTTCCAACTAGCTAAGAATGGCAAGTTATACGTTAAAAGAAAAACCTGATAATTATAAAGAAAATTCAGTATCAGGGCAGTACCAAAAGCTAGAGATAGAAAGAGAAACATATTTAGAAAGAGCAAGAGATAGTGCAGAACTTACTATTCCTCACTTATACCCACCAAAAGGAAACAATCCTAATACAGAGTATAGTACACCATACCAGTCAGTAGGTAGTAGAGGTGTTATGAACTTAGCATCAAAATTGATGTTAGCTTTATTCCCACCACAAGCACCATTCTTTAGAATTGATGTAGACGAACTAGTCTACAAATCTATTGAAGGTGACCCTCAACAGAAAAAAGTAATTGAACAAGGTTTAGCCAAAATTGAGAAATCGGTTATGGATAACATTGAAGTACAAAACGATAGAGTTGCAGTGTACGAATGTTTAAAACATCTTATCGTTTGTGGAAACTGCTTATTACATTTAACTGATACAGGTTTAAGAACTTTTAGATTAGAAAACTATGTAGTTAAAAGAGACCCACAAGGTCATGTATTAAAAATTATAATTAAAGAAAGTGTCGTTCCTGATACTTTACCACCAAAAATTGCACAAGCCATAGGTAAAGCACAAGATTACCAACAAGATAAAACTTGTGATTTATATACTTGCATTAAAAAAGTAGGTAAGAAATTTATGGTACATCAAGAAGTTAAAGGACATGTACTTTACACAAAAGAATATACAGAAGAAAATCTACCATTCATTGCATTAAGATTTAATAGAGTTGATGGCATGAATTATGGAAGGGGTCATGTTGAAAGTTTTATTGGTGACCTAAAATCTTTAGAAGGATTATCAAGAGCAATTTTAGAAGGAAGTTCAGCTTCAGCTAAGATGCTCTTTATGGTTGCCCCAAATGGTACTACGAGAACTTCTAGTATTGCCAAAGCACCTAATGGTGCAATTATTGAAGGTTCAGCAAATGATGTGTCTGTACTACAAGCAAATAAATTTGCAGATTTTAGAGTAGCTATGGAACAAATGCAAAGAATAGAACAAAGATTACAGTTCGCATTTTTGTTAAATGCTTCAGTTCAAAGACAGGCAGAACGTGTGACTGCTACAGAAGTACAATTAATTGCAAATGAATTACAAGATGCACTAGGTGGAGTGTATGGAATATTAACTACAGAATTTCAACTACCTTACATAAATACTAAGTTAGCTATGTTAAGGCAGAAGAAACTACTACCTGATTTACCAAAAGACATAGTCAAAGTTAAGATTATTGTTGGAATGGAAGCATTAGGCAGACAATCAGATAGATTGAAATTACTTCAATTCATATCTGACCTTGCAGGAACTTTAGGTTCAGAAACTCTTGCAAAATATATTAACCTTGATGATTGTATTAAGAAGTTTGCAGTAGCAAATCAAATTGATACTTCAGGTTTAATTAAAACAACTGAACAAATTCAACAAGACGAGCAACAAGCCCAACAACAACAAATGTCACAGCAGATGCAGAATACTGCAACTGACCCTAGAGTAGCAATAGAAATGGGAAAACAATTCGCTAACTCTGGTGGCACTGCAAATGTTGAAGGTGATGAACTTGTCATTAATCAACAGGAGTAATCTATGTCTACACAAAAAGTAGAAATAAACGAAGCAGTAGCACAAAAATCAACAGAAGAACAAGTTAAAGAATTAAAAGAACAAGGTATTGATGTTAATACTTTGCAAAGTGAAGATGGTACGCAAGTAGTTGCTAGTGAACCAGAAACACAATCACAAAATCTTGAAAATCAAAGACCAGAATGGTTGCCTGAAAAATTTAAAAATGCTGAAGAATTATCTAAAGCATATTCTGAATTAGAAAAACAATTTTCAACACAAAAATTAGAACCAGAAAATGAAGGTACTGATAATATAGCTATACCAAAACAAGAAGAAGCATCACCAGAAATAAATTCTTTAGAAAAATATTCTACAGAATATGCAGAGAAAGGTGAACTTACAGAAAAAAGTTATGAAGAATTAGCTAAACAAGGTTTGCCAAAAGATTTAGTTGATGGCTACATTGCAGGTCAAAAAGCAATAGCTGATACACAAACTGCTGACATACAGTCAGTAGCAGGTGGACAACAACAATATGGTGAACTTATTGATTGGGCGAGTAAGAATTTATCTGATGCAGACCAAACTGCATTTAATGATTTAACTCAAACAGGAACACCAGAACAAATTAAAATGGCAGTGCAAGGTTTAATGACACAAGCAGGAATGACTGCACAGTCACAAGAAATGGTTCAAGGTGATGTTAATAATATATCTACTGAACAATTTACTTCAGTTGCACAAGTGACAGAAGCAATGAATGATAAGAGATATGAAACTGACCCTGTATTTAGAAAAGAAGTAGAAAGAAAACTTGCTAATAGTTCAGTGTTTTAATGGCTAGAGATTACAGAAAAGAATATGACAATTATCATTCTTCATCTAAACAGAAGAAGAATAGAGCAGGTAGAAACCTTGCTAGAAGAATGATGAAGAAAAAAGTTGGTATCAAAGGTAAAGACGTACATCATAAAGATGGCAACCCTCAGAATAATTCTAGAAGTAATCTAGCAATAACATCAAAATCATACAACAGGTCAAGAAATGCTTAATTTTATATTACCTATTTTAAAAAATCCATTAACTAGAATGATTGGACAGAAGGTTATTGGTGGTATTCAACATAAAATAGAAAAAGATAAAATTATTAAAGTTAGAGAAATTGAAGCATTAAAAGACGTAAATGTTGCACAAGTAGAAGCAAGTAATAATTCATGGAAAGATGAATATTTAACTTTGATTTTTGGATTAATTTTGGTTGCACATTTTTTACCATTTACTCAGGACTATATGGAACGTGGTTGGCAAATACTAAAAAATGCAGACCCACTATTTTGGTATTCTGTTTTAGCAATAATATCAGGAAGTTTTGGAATGAATTTAACTAACAAACTAAAAGGAAAAAAATAATGTCATTATATAGGAACATTAATCGTAGAAAAAAATTAGGTATTTCTAGAAGTAAGAAAAAATCTACTATTTCTAAAAAGAACTACGACAATATGAAAAAAGGTTTTAAGAAAAGCTAGGTGGCTAAACAAAAGTTCACAACTTTTACACCCAGAGAAAAACCTAAAAAAAGAAAAGGTGTCCACACAAAGTCGCAAAACAAAAGTGCTAAACGTCAGCAAAAGCAAACAAGATATAAAGGACAAGGAAGATAATGAAACAATTAGTTTTGTTTATTTATCATTGGTCAAGCAAGTTAAATGTTTGGTCTTGGCAAAAACTATATAAAAATAAAAATAGTTTAGGTTATAAAAAATAATCACCACCTCTTGTAAGAGGGGTGACTTATTAAAATTCAGATGATTGCCTGATACGTCAGATAACTCTCTAAATTGAAAAGTAGATAAGGTTAATCTCAACAATAACAATAAAAGGAGACATATATTATGTCAAACGCAACACCATCACGACTGGGTCTAGTCAATGCGCCTGGAACTGGCGTAAATGACCTTTTCTTGAAATTGTACTCAGGCGAAGTTCTTGCTAGTTTTCAAAGAGAAAATCTTATGCTAGGAATGACTAACGTCAGAACAATTTCTAATGGGAAGTCAAGTTCGTTCCCTGTGACTGGAACTACAGTAAGTGGATATCACTCTGTAGGTGCAGAAATCACTGGAGACGCAATCAAACACAACGAAAAAATCATCAACGTAGACGACATGCTTTTAGCATCATCTTTCGTTGCTGAGTTAGATGAACTTAAATTGCACTACGATATTCGTGGAATTTATGCAAGAGAGATGGGTCAGGCTTTATCAAAGACTGTTGACCAGAACTTATTGCAATTAGCAGTTTTAGGTTCACAAGCATCAGCTACTATAACAGGTGGCAATGGTGGTACAGAAATCACTGACGCAGATGCTAACACTAACGCAACTTCTTTAATCGCTTCTATCTTTGAAGGTATTCAAAAGTTAGACGAAAAAGATGTTCCAAACACAGATAGAGTATGTGTTGTTTCACCTGATATTTACTATCAGTTAGCAAACAATGACAAACTATTAAACAGAGACTTTTCTTCACTAAATGGTGATTTTGGAAAAGGAACTGTTGTTTCTGTAGGTGGAGTTCCAGTAGTTAAGTCAAACACTTGTGTGACTGCATTTGCTGATAACTCATCTGCTGTATCTGGTACGAATAACACTTACAACGTAGATGCAAGTAATCACGTTGCTGTATTATTTCACAAGAGTGCAATAGGAACAGTTAAGTTAAAAGACTTAGTAGTTGAAACTACGTATGACCCTAGAAGGATTGGTTCACTGATTACTTCAAGAATGGCGATTGGTTCAGGAATTTTAAGACCTGAAGCATGTGTTTCAATTAAAACATCTTAATAATTAGTTATTAAGTACAGTGAGGGGTCGGGAGACTGACCCCTTACACATTAAAGGAGAAAATATTATGTGTTGGTTTTGTAAATTAAGAAAATACATTCAAAGAAAAAATCAAGAATTTTGGGATAACTTATTACCATAATGACTATACAAACAAGAACTACAGAATTAGAAGCTGTAAATACTATATTAAGTACAATAGGGGAAGCACCTCTATCTACTTTAACAGGAAGTTTGCCTGTAGATGGTACAATGGCTAAATCTGTATTAAACGAAATTAATAGAGAAGTACAAAGTATGGGTTGGCATTTTAATACACAACCTAAAGTGACTTTATCTAAAGACGCAGGTAATAATACGATACCTTTAGCAACAAACGTATTAAGAGTAGAACTAAACCCTTATCTACATTCAAAAACAGATTTTGATATTGTGCAAAGAGATAATATATTA